TTTGGAGAATATCTACGCTCTTTGCTCCGAAATGCTCGTAGATCTTCGTAGCCGTTGCAGGCGTTATACCGAAGGGGGAGAGAAGGAGCATAAGACCTCGGAGGCATCGGCTCTCGTCGTAAGAAGCTTTGATTTCCTCAAGCTTTGACGGTGTGATTCCTCGTATCTCCAAGAGTCGTTCAGGCTCTTGTTCCAAGATGCGAAGAGCATCTGCACCGAAGCGTTCAACGATAAGGTCAGCAGTCTTTTCTCCAACGCCTTTGATAAGGCGAGAAGAAAGGTAACCGCGTACACCGTCTTTCGTTTGCGGTACAATCTCCTCAAAAGAATCAACCTGCAACTGAGGTCCGTACTTTCCGTTCTGCCACTCACCGCTGAGAATCATACTGACTCTATCGGTTTGGGGCAGCTCGTAGCCAACCGCCGTAAAGCGTATCAATCGGTCGCGGTGCTGAAATGCACTTCGCGCCTTTTGAGGAACGGTTTGGTCATTGGTCTTTACGCTGATAACGCAATATTTGCTCACGGGATTGTAGTAAATCGTCTTGTCATACACCCCGGTGTAGCTCATCGTCGTCACCTCCTGTAATTTCGTTTTCTTTCATAGTGGTTTTCCTTTCTTGTGAATTAGGCAGCCTTAGCCGCCGATTTCTTAACGTAGAATCTTCTTGACTCCGATACGGTTACAAACTGCTCGTAGATGTCGGGGTACTGCATCTGCAATCGGAACAAATCCTCTTTACTGATACCCGGCTTCTTTGATGGATTATAAGTGACAGTATAATCGGTTCCATCTCTGCTGTATGTAGCCGTACAACACCGTCCCATTTCATCCACGATTCGCCCTTGCAATCGTTTCATCTCGTTATCAATACGAGTGATTTCAGCATTGAGTGCCGATTTCTGCTCCTTGAGTTCGAGAAAACGCATAGCGCCGTTGACGTTTGCGAAGCTGAGCTCAATAGCCGCAGCGTTCGGATCGGCAGTACCGTAATGATTCTTTACGCTTTCAAGGATAAGATCTCCGTCCTCGCAGTAGGGAGGCGGTACTCTCGTAAGAATGTGATTGTGCCAGTAGTCGTACTCAAGAGCAATCAATTCTTCCTCATAATCCTTATCGCGCGTGATATGGCGAATGATCGTTTCGTTCTCGCTGTTTCCGTAAAGACAGCAGAAATAAACGTGATCGACGTTGATAACCGCCATATAATGCCGTCCTTGGATCTCGTAGTTGATGGGAACGACTTCTTTGCCGTTCTCCCACCAGTGGTCTGTCGCGTTGTAGTTAGTGGTCTTGATTTCAAGTATTGCCGTTTCGCCGTTTGGCAGGGTAATGAAGTAATCGACGTCAGCCAGCATAAACGGATACAGCGGGTGATAGAACATCTTTTTGACCTGATAGATGTGAAAGCCCGTCCTCGCGTGGAAGATCTCGGCTACCAAATCCTCAAGCAAATGTCCCATCTTCTTCTGCACCCAGTTTTCCTCGGGATCCTCGTAGGTTACGATTTTGAGTTTATCGTAATACAAGTCCCGCGCTGTCTTGAACGGCGATACACCGAGAATGGACGCGGCATCACTGCCACCGATTCCACGTCTGCGGAATTCCAGCCAATCGTTCTCTGGCAAGTCCTTCGTGTCTACAAGCACGTGCGGCTTGTAGCTTTGTGTTGCGGTAGCGGGCACTTTATGCACCTCGCTTTCTGCTTTGCTTCAGGAATACGGCTTGACGGTATTCCGAACGCAATGGGTACTTCGTTTCTTTTTTCAGCTCCTTTCTTAGAATCTGCTGCTTGATCTTGGCGTTGTTCTTTTTGTGAAAACGCCGCTTGGGTTTGTTGTTCATTCTTTTCTGAACCACCTTTCATTATTTATTTCCAGAGCCTTGTGGCTGTTGGACAAAATAAAAAAAGCGAGAATGAACCTCCAAGCCATAGATCGGCATTAGTGTTTACGCTAAGTACGTAAACTGGATTCATTCTCGCTTTGTGTGGGCAGAGTAAGCCCTATTAAAATTAAAAATAGTCAGTATTAGCCCATAGCAAAAAAAGCATAGGGTAAAGCATACCGACTGCATACAAAAATAACAACGTGTGCATTGCGAGCAAAATGCTCACGGGTGTCCTCTCGGACGGGCACAAAAATCAATTACACTCATATTATACCATAAGATATTGTTTTTGTCAAGTCTGCTCCCGCCGTCTATATGAAGGCATACGATCTTCGTTCCTTTTACCGTAGATTTTTTAATAAAAATATGGTATAATATTTAGTAGGTGTTTGTTGATACACGGAAAACGCGGTTTTTTATTCAATGGTACATTCGAGTTTTTTATAGGAATTCAACGTAACCTATCGGTTTCCGATTGCTCCTATCGGATACCTTACTTCTAAATCAATCGGAAATCAATTATACTTATTCTATCCCGATTGAATTGGAGGTGAAAATATGATTGAACAGGAGATCGGACGCCGCATTAAAGAAATTCGCAAACAGAAAAAGATTCCGCAAGAAAAGCTTGCCGAGATGATCGGTATATCTCCCAACTATATGAGCGCATTGGAAAGAGGCTCTTATAATATCAAGCTGGACTTATTGGTTCAAATTATCGACTGCCTTGATATTACGGCTGATGACCTTTTCCGTGATGTCATAAAGAACGGTTACGTGAATCGAACCTCTCGGTTGTCGGATGAAGTTGCCAGCCTTCCGCAAGATGAGCAACAGAGAATCTTTGAAGTGTTGGATGCTCTTTTGAGAACGGCAAAAAGGAAATAACCGAATATAATTTTGAAAGATCTGCGAGCAATCGCAGATTTTTTTATTTTGTCGCCGTATTACAACGAATTTCGACAATGCCTTTGTGATATACTATCAGCAACACGATAGAAGCAATCGAAAACCGATAGAAAGGTGGGAAGAATAATGTCGAAACAGAAAGAACCATTCGCTATAATTCGACAACGCGAGTAGCGATATACTGAACTCTGAGTTCAGTGAAAAATGAACCGATATGCCATTGTCGAGAAACCAAAAATATGATAAAATAATTTAGAAAAGGAAGGAAAGTTAAAATGACGGCAGTTGTAAGAAAAATTGATGAGCTTGGAAGAATCGTTCTTCCTATGGAATTTAGAAAAGAATTGAAGGTAGGAGCAAAATGTGATATGAGTATGGAGGTTAAGGACGGAACGATTATTCTGACTCCCAAGGAGTGCGTCTGCATGGAATGCGGCACAGTCATTCCTCCTAAAACGAAATATAACTTATGTCAGGAATGTGTAAAGAAAATTAAGGAGGATACGAGCGTTGGATAATGAAATTAAGGATAGACTTCGTGCAGCGTTTAAGGAACCCTATCCCCGCAATCTGTTTTTAACACTTGCCGAGGATAAGTGGTATGATATTCAGCTTGATACTAATAACGTTACATCGGATATGATCGAAGGACTTGAATCTGCTATTTCCACTTTGCCACCCAGAGATCAGAAAATTATTCGAATGAGATATGCTGAAAAGATGACCTTTACCGCCATCGGAAAAGAGTTCGACGTTACGGGAGAACGAATCAGAACGGTGGAACATAGATCACTTATTCGTTTGCGTCGCCCACCTTTGCTCGGATATATAAAATATGGTAAGATAGGTTATGAGGAACGCTGTGCAAAAATCGAAGAGGAACGTAAAAACAAATACGATGAAGAAAAGTATCAAATCAAGATTATCAAGATGGATATGCCGGTGAGAGCGCAAAACCGTTTGATTGCCAAGGGGTATAGTATTGTCAAGGATATTGCCGAGCTGACAGAGGAAGAGATCATCGCTATTCAATACCTTGGCAGAAAAGGGATCATCGACGTTGCCAATGCTCTTGAGGCTATTGGTATCACCGATACTGTTTGGAGTGAATTTTTAATAAAGAAAGGAAACGGATAAATGTTGTATATAAAAAACGGACGAATATACACGCTCAGCTTCTCGTTTGAACTTCCGGAGGAAATGAGTATCGTTACCGATCCCGCAGGTGTTTCGCCGGATACGTTGATTATGGAAACGCTCGACGGTAAGTATCAAGTTGAGATAGGTGCGTGGACAAAGGATGCTGATCCGAGAGAGCAGATTGAAAGCTATATTGATTATGGAGCTCACATCAGAATGAGTGATACGTTTGACGTAGAGCGCGGTGAAATGAAGGGCTGTGCAATCTTTCATCGCAACGAGTCGTGGAGAGAGGAACACTATGACGAGCGCCTTACATACCTTATGAACGAGGACGGACAGGATACGCTTGTTCTTGCAATCAGTCACGAAATTTTTGAGGAATGCGAAAGGAACGGCATAGCAGCCTTTATGGAGCAGCCGAATATTAAGCGATTTATTAACAGCATTCGTTATGAAAAAGTTGCACTTGAAGCATTGTAATTTATATTATGTGCCGTATCTCTTGTTGTAACATATAGAGCAAATGGAAGGCAGGATTAGTTCCTGCTTTCTTTTTTTGTCCGTTTTTCAATAGTGTTTTCACTGTATTTTGTCCGCTTTTCAAAAAAAGTTGGACTTTTTTTATTTTCTTTGCAGAAATCAGGGGGTGTCGAGGATGTTTATAGGTAGACAGCAAAAAACTGTCAATCAAAAAACAGGAGGAAAGAAAATGAAAAACGAAAAAGTAACCATTAAAGAAGACGTCAGCTTCGATCCCTATGAGGAGCTTGCCAACGCAATCGTTATCCAAGCCTGCCACGACTACAAGAAAGCTTATAAGCAGTCGCTTCGCAGAAGCGGTATCGTAGGTGAAGCAGACGAGGAACTTGCCGAGCTTGAGGCGTTCTTCCGTTCGGATTGGTATAAGCAACTTACCGAGGTGGACGGCGAATACATAATGGAACGGATCCGAAACGACGTCTTGAAGCAGGAAAAGAAGTCCTGAGAACCCTATATATAATAAAAGGAAGGGAAGTGAGTGTGACAATTAACGAAAAAGAAAAAAATGAAGGGAGAGTGAAGATTACCGTAACTCGAAGATTTGGAACTCAAAATCTCCTTGAGATATACTCCGATTACGTAGCAAAGAAGATCAGAGAAATGCTTCGTCTGGAAAGGGAAAATAAAGATGAAGAAAATTCTTAAAAAAATAATTTGCACATTTGACGTAATAGAGCAGAGGTTGTATAATAATAGCACAACCGTCGCTTTGCTCGGAAAGTGAGGTAAGAAATGAAAAATAAAGAGCAAAGCAGATTGATCGCAGCTTTGTATTGCAGACTAAGCGACGATGATGAAAAGGATGGAACCAGTGTTTCTATTGAAACGCAGGAAAAACTCCTAACCGATTTTTGTAAGCAGCATAACATCTGTATCTACGATGTTTATATAGACGACGGATTCACGGGAACGAATTTCAACCGTCCCGATTTCAAGCGAATGATGGAGGACGTCAATGCCAAGCGAGTGAACGTGGTTATTGTAAAAGACCTATCCCGTTTCGGCAGAAACTATTTGCAGGTTGGATTTTATATCAGCGATATATTCCCGCAGATGAACGTTCGCTTTATAGCCATCGGTGATGATGTTGATACGGCTCGCGGAGATACCGACTATGATTTGATGCTTCCGATCAAAAACGTATTTAACGAGTATTTTCCCGCAGACTGTTCCAGAAAGATCAAGCAAGCGTTTGTTACAAAAGCAATGAACGGGGAATATATCGGTTCATTCGCTTCTTACGGTTTGCTGAAAACGCAAGAAGATAAACACATTTTGGAGATAAATCCGGAGGTGGCTCCCAACGTAGTGTGGATTTTTGAAATGGCAGCGTATCAGGGCTATGGATATAATAAAATAGCATCTGTTTTGAAACAACACAAAATCCTCACTCCTGCGGCATATCGAGCGCAAATGCTAAAGAAACCGTATGACAAGGATCCAAATGATTGGAATTTGACTTCGGTATATAAGATACTGAACGACAAGACCTACCTTGGATATTTGATAAGCGGAAGACGCAGGAAAGCGTCTTTTAAGAGTAAGCGAATCATCAGAAATGCCGAAGAGGATTGCATAGTACTCCCGGGTGTTATTCCGCAGATCATCAGCCAGCAGCTTTGGGACGATGCTCACGCTAAGCTTGATAGCCGAAAGCGAGAGGGAACGAGCGGTTTTCATAACATTTTTGCGGGACTTATCAAATGCGACAAGTGTGGACATGCACTCGGTATCGCAAACGCATCTGACAGAAAGAATTACTACGTATGCAACACCTATAAGAAAAAGGGTCCCGAGGTATGCTCAAGCCATTACATAATGTATCACGAGCTTTACGATGCTATTTTGCAGGATATCAATTCTGTATTAGCTATGGTTCGGGATAACCGCGAGGTGTTTATTGAGAGGGTGCTTCATAAAGTGAGTTGCGGCTGTGATTCGGAGGATGCTCGTATCGAAAACGAGATTGCTACACTTGAGGCAAAAATCGCAGAGCTTGACCGTAAGTTTGAACGTCTTTACGACGATAGATTTAACGGTATGTTATCGGATCGAAAGTTTCAGGAGCTATCTGCCAAATGCGAGGCTGAGCAGGATGAAGCCAGAGAGAGAAGGGCAGCTCTTGTTAAGAAGCAGAATTCTTCTCAGGCAACCGCATACAGCACGGAGCAGTTTATAGCAATGGCTGAAGAATTGGAAGTCATTACCGAGCTTGACGATGAAATCCTCAACCGTTTTATTCAATCCGTTATCGTCGGAGATCGTGTCAAGGGCGGCGGCATTGCAGAGCAGCATATCAGGATCAATTACAAATTTATCGGAGAAATCGCATAAAAAACCGCTTTATTTATATGAAGTAGTTTGCAAAAACTATCCAAAGATTAAAAAGTTGCAAAAACCTATTGACTTTTTTAGAAAAAGGTGCTATAATATACAAGTAAAGAAAATATGTGTTCTCCCCGAACACATAGGGCTGAACGTAAAGAGAGTTTTTGCTGAAGTTGTAACACTAACTACAGCAAGGAGTCGTTGGTTCAAGTCCAACAAGGGGAGCCAAAACGAAACGGAGTCCAAACGGACTCCGTTTTTGTTTTGCTCCTTTTCCTTGTTGTCCTTGCCCAGACCCCCTCTCCGCGAAGCGGAAAAGGGGTAAGTGCGCTTGCGCACTTATGAGTGAGCGAAGCGAACGGGTCGTTAGGTTCAAGTCTGATGTCTTGCTTATTTATTACATAAGTTTTTTATTTTGTATTTTTTACTTTTATAGGTAAAAATCCCCTTTCACCATTGCACCTTTTGGACTTGAACTTGTGATTTTTTATTTTCTATTACAACAAGAGGTTATTGCAAATTGTGTAGAAATATGTTATAATATATTAAAGAGGTGATAATATGACTTTCAACAAGACAATTCAAATGTGCATTTTTGATGGTAATCCTAATGGAAGGATTATGTGCGAGTTATCCAATTGGAACGGACGTGTGTATAAAATTTCAAGAAATGATTTGAGCGAATTTGCTAATCGTCCAGATTGTGAGTATACTGGCGTTTATTTCCTTTTTGGAAAAAATGAGGATAATAAAGATACTGTTTATGTTGGCGAAGCAGAGAAGATGCTTGTTAGATTGAAACAACATTTGAAAGATCATAACTACTGG